AGGAACCTCTTATCCTGGCGTTTGTACACACGATATTTTTGTAAAAAAATGCCATTCAATGAATCTTCCATCATATGCAGGTCTTGACTTTGGTTGGTCGTCCCCAGCAGCATATGTTGTACTATTTGTCGATAATAGGGAAAATGTGTATGTAGTAAGAACTGAAGCGCGCACATATACTAATAACCCGACTTGGATTCAAACTGCCAAGCAGAGGTGGCACCCTATTTATAAAAGCCAACTCTATTTTCCAGACTGTGCTAACCCTGGCGACGTACAAATGTGTCGACAAGAAGGATTGCCAGTACCAACCAATCAAATAAAAGATATACCGGGTGGCATTCAGGTTATTAAAAAGTGGCTTAGAAGTCTTGCTAGCCCAACACCTAAGTTTTATGTAGCTAAAGAAACCAATGCGTTCCTTATAGAAGAATTTAAGCTTTATCACTTTAAGACTGATGCGGCTGGCGTTATCACCGACGATCCCGAAGATGAAAACAACCATGCTATAGATGCCTTACGCTATATAATGTATGGGCTTTTCTCTAAAAGTAGATCTGTAATGTCATCTTCGGATTCTGAGTTTGATATAGAGAATGTCATGACTGAAAACGGATCTTTAAAAAGAGCACCATCTGCTGTAGAATTTGCCGCAATCCATAATATTCCTATTAATACTGAAGTGTTTGATCCCAAGAGTATAGGTAAAATGGTAAGGGCATCGGAGATGGCCAAAGAAGCAGAAGAAAATGACGAAGGCGTTGGTGGAAGTGGCGCTTTTCTTTTTTCTTTTAGTTAAGCCTCCATGATATAATCGAGTCATGGAGGCGAAAAGCGAATGAGATTAAGCAGATACTGGTTTCGAACAAGAAGCGAAAAAGGTTTACCAAAGACAAATATATCCTTACATCCTAAAACAGGATATAAAATTAGATGTTTATGTGTTGTGTGCAATCAGGAGTTTAATACTACTTATAAAGATGTTATGGATGTAGATAATTGCAGAGGATGTAGATCTGGTTTAAGGGCAAGGACACTTGAAGCAAGAAATAGATCTTCTTTAATTTTTTCTAAATATTACGCTGATGAAAATAATAGGAAAAAGGCATCTATTATTGCCAATGAGCGCTACAAAGATCTGATATATAAAGAAAAACATAGACAGGCATCTAAACAAAGAAGTGTTGATCCAGTTTATAAGATTAAATTAATGGAAGGCATGAAGCGAAGAACTAACCATGCGATTAAAACCTCATGCGGCAAGCAGGGAATTAGTGTTGATGAGTTTGTTGGTTTTATATCTAATAAAGATAATTTAGAAAGAGGACTTTTTAGAAATACGACTGGTAAAGAATGTTTACAAAAGGCTAACTTTACATGCGTTATTTGTTTTGGTAAAACTAAGATACAGGCTCACCATAAAGATGGTTGGCATTGGTGTATAGAGCGTAGATTTGACTTAGCAAATTTAGTATGTCTTTGTTATGATTGTCACAGAACCTTTCATCATATTTATGGTATAAGCAATAATACAGAAGTGCAATATAATGAATTTGTTGAAAATATTAATTCTGGAAAAATAAAAACAATATCTTTTAATCGCTCATAACACAGAAGGTGTATATAAATGGGTTTTATAAACAATATTAGAGAAGCTTTGGTTAAAAGTCTTCAGGGCGACATTGATGCCTTAACTGGTGATGAAACACTTGAAAAGGCATCCGGCGACGACGTTCCTTTAGTTGAACAGCAGGTGCCGACTGATGACGCTATTGGTCATAGGGCATATCTTACCGACCCCTATTATGACTACGTTAGCAACAACACTATTCAAAAAAATAGGTATTCGCGTATCTCTTATAGGTCTCTTAAAGATGCCTCCGTAAGAGATTGGGTTGTTTCTGCTATTGTGCAAGCGCGTTGCGATACACTGCTTCGCTTTGCTCGTCCGCAACGCAAGCATTTAGATATGGGTTTCAAGATTAAGAAAAAGGATCACCTTGGACCTTTGACTTCAGAGGAAAAGAAACTTGCTGAAGATCTTGAAGACTTCATCCTTAATTGTGGTCGTAAAGAAGGTACCCCTGCCGGTGAAGAACAAATGTTCGGCGAATTTCTTAAACTTGCTGTCCGTGACGCTTTAGTAATTGGACATGTTACTGCTGAAAAAATTCTTACAAGAGGCGGAGCACTTCATAGATTCCGTCATGTACCGGCTGACTCGATGTATCTCGTTAACAATCGTGTTCCTAAAGACTTTCTAGAACAAAGTATCAATAATGCTGACAAGACAAGACAAGATCTTTTTAATCAAAATACCAATGATCCAAGGCGATTAAATGAATTCAACGCCCCTGATGTTGATTATTATAAATATGTACAGATGAACCAAATGAATCAGCCTATCTCTGCGTGGGGAGATGAGGATATGGTTTGGTCAAACTCTAATCCAATTGGCTATACAGAATTAAATGGATATACGTATTCACCTCTTGAATTGTCGATTATTAACGTTACAAGGCACATGGGTGTTGAAGCTTATAACTCGGCATTCTTTACGCATGGATATGCTTCTAGGGGCATTCTTCATCTTAAAGGCACAGTGACGCAAGCTAACCTCACTGCATTTCGTCGTCAGTTTTATAACACTATCAACGGTGTGAACAATGCATGGCGTACTCCAATTGTTGCCGGTCTCGACGAAGTCCAATGGATTCCAATATCAGCTACCGCTAAAGAAATGGAATACCTAAACTACAACAACCATTTGATGCGCGCTATTTGCTCACAGTTTCAAATTGACCCAATGGAATTAGGTCTTGATTATCTTGTTTCAGGTAACGGTCGAGCGCCTACGAACGGTGCAAATAACGAAGCCAAGATTTCTTACTCTCGTGAACGCGGTTTGATTCCACTCTTGATGATGTTCGAAGATATCGTTAATAGCCATATTATTCCAGCTATTGATAAAAGTTTTACGGATATTTTTGAATTCCGATTTACTGGAATGGATGACGATAACGAACAAGTATTCCTGGCGAACCAACAAGCAGCTATGACTATCTATTCTTCCATGAATGATTTGCTTCATGAGACTGGGCGTTCTACAATGAAGCACCCAATTGCTGATCTGCCACTAAACCAAAATTTCTGGGGATTAGTAGAGAAGAATATGACGCGAGGCGAAATTCGCGAGTTTTTCTTGGGTGATAAGGATGCCTCGAAACGCACCGAACTCGCATACATTCCTGCTGATCCAGCTTACTTATCTTGGCAACAGCTCCTTATGACTATTGAAGGTCAAAAGCAAGCACAAGTTCAGCAGCAGCAAGCACAACAAGCTCAAGATCAGCAAGCACAAACTGAACAGAGCCAACAACAACAAATGATGGATGACCAGAAACATAAAGATATGAACGAAGCCGCGGCCAATGTGGTTCACGGGCAAACCTTACGTGATACTGCAAAACAGTTTGGCGGTACAGCCCCTAGTCATGTCGGTGGAACTACTCTTAAGAATCCAATTAATAGTCTTCCAGAAACATCCGGCGGTGGAGACGAGAATCCACAAGGGTAAATTATTTAAATTTTAACATTGGGAGAGACATATGTCTCTCCCTTTTTATTTATTTCAACTTTGCAAATTCCTATGTTCTTAGTATAATCTTACTCAAGAGGAGAAATACATCTCGATGATTTTATTTGTTATATCTATATACATAATAATACTTTTGTTGATTGGATTTCTCTCTGGACTATTAAGAGCAGATACCGAGGAGTGGATATTGTTTGCGACTTTATGGCCATTGATTATTGGATGGTTAGTTCTTCAGGCTATCGCTTTGATTGGTTATTGCGTTGGTGAAAAGTTAAGAAATGGAGACTATCGATGAGTCTTATATGTTTAGAGGGTTTAGATAAAACGGGAAAAAGTACCATTGCGGCATTATATGCTGACTTGGGTTATGCAACAATACACATGTCTGCTCCCGATAAGAAGTTCAACGATCCTAAATATATCGGCGCTACTTACTTTGACGAAATGGTAGAAATGTACCAAGATATTTCTGGTGATGTTATATTTGATCGCACTATCTACGGTGAAACTGTTTGGCCAAGAGTTTACAAACGTCGCCCACAACTTCTAGAGCCAGATATCAATTATTTGCGCGATATAGAAAATGAATTAGGCGTTAGGCGCATTCTTTTAGTTGATGAAGATGTAGAAGCTCATTGGGCACGATGTGTCAAGAATAACGAACCGCTTACTCGTGAACAGTTTGATAAGGCGTATGCCCTTTATTACGATATGGCTGCTAAATATGACTTTGAAGTACTTACTATGCCTTCTTTATACTTAGAACTTACTGGAACAGAATTTGGTGCAAAGCGCTTTGTTGCCGATAAACCAATAGAGCTTAAACCTATTAAAAAACCAGTTGTTATCCCGTCAGAAACAAAAATTGAAGTAGTGCGTACTCAAAATTTTGTTTCCGACAATGATCCTAAAGAAAGATTGGCAGAAGCTAATGCCATTAATTCTATACTAGCAGCTCCTATTCTTAAGAAGAAAGGAGACGCCTTTGAGCGTATAGAAAATGAGATACGCGCATTTCTTAATGGTAAACTTAAGAAACTAATGGGAACACCTTCAGATGACCTCACTTCTGAGGAAATCTTTGTGCTTAAAACAATGGTGCAGCGAATGAAAGATAAAGGAGCAAACAAATGAGTAATGCCAAAGAACAGCGAAGCAATGTGGTGCGTATTAATGAACTTGAGGATCAAGCTCTAAAATTGGCAAATGCCGTACAGAGTCTTCAGAACAGCCAGCAAGTAATCCAGATGTTTGCTAAGCAATCTATGACAAATATTCTTAAACTTTCTGAAGAAGTTAAAGAGCTCAACAAAGCTCTAACAGATGCCCAATATTTTATACACGTCCTTAAGAATTTTGCCAATATCTCTGAAGATACCCTGAATGCAGAAGCTGCCAAACTTCAAGTGGTTGATTTTGAGAAAGCAATTCAGGCTCAAGATGAGGAACAAGCACTCCTTCCTACAGACTCTGTAGAAGAAGACAGCGTTGTAGTAGTAACTTCAACTACTCCAGATGTTACTCCCGATAAAGGTTTCTTGAGAAGTCGATTGGAAGTAGAAATGGTTTCTATCCCTGAGTTTCGCACAAATATTCTTGGTAAGCATGCAGGTGATACTTTTTCTTGTGATATTAATGGCGTAAAGCACGATGTAACACTTCTATCAGTAAAGAAGAAACCTTATGTCGAGCCAGCAACCACCGAAGCCTAAAAAACAAGACTCAAGATGTCCTAGGCAACTAGAGTATCTTCCAGAAGAATGGTGCGCTCTCGCAGTACTAAGACTTAAGGCTATTAAGCATAGAGAAGGTACCACTCTTTCTGAAGAGGAAGAATCTCACCTTAGAGGTTGTCCGTGGGCTATACATAATCAAATGGCCGGATATTGCTTCTTTAAATATATGTCTCTTTACGGAGTTGATCAACCCAATATATCTGATCAAGAAACTGCACATCTTTTGGGTCTTTCGATAGAAGAAGTGAAGAATGCAGAAAAATCTGGATTAGCTAAGTTGAAAGGTTCGGCATTTGCCCACGAACTTAAAGAACTATATCAAGATGAGCATATTGTTAAAGAGCGAGACATAGATGTCGAATATGCCCTCCCCAAAATATAATGCTTCTTTTAGTTCACCTGTACCTTTCTCTAATAATGTCTGGGGGCTTGTTTGCTGCATGGCAAGACTCCACGTCATTCCACAAGATAATGACTCCTATATAATTGGCATCTATATGAGAATGAGTGCAGTACACTCTAGAAGTTTCTGGTAAAATAGAATAATGATAAGAATGGCAAGGACTTATGTTAGAAGATCTAAGACAGCCTGGCATTTATAAAATAACCATAAAAGACTCAGGAAGAGTCTACGTGGGTTCATCGAATAATATCTATAATAGATGGAAAAGCCACAGATCATGTTTAAAATTAAATAAACACCATTCACCCTTATTGCAGCGCTCCTATAATAAATATGGCTTAGAATCTTGTGCTTTTGAAGTTATTGAGTTTTGTCAACAATCTCTGCTAGTAGAACGCGAAACTTTTTGGATAAAAGAGTTGAAGTCTAGTATTAGGATGGGTGGTCTTAATTACGCAGAGGCCTCTCAATCTACATTGGGGACAAAGGCGACACCTGAAGTATGCGCAAAGATAAGTGAATTATTAAGAAAAAGATATGAATCGCAAGAGGCTAGAAATAAAACTGGCCAAAGTTCTGCTGCTGCTTGGACAGATCAAAAGAAAGAAGAAAAACGCCTATTAATGTTAGAAAAATGGAAAAAAGAAGAAGAAATTAATAAACAAAAGCAAATAATGAAAGCGGTTTGTACTACTCCAGAACATGTAGAAAAAGCTCGCCAAGGACAATTAAGACGCTTTTCTAATCCAATAGAAAGACAAAGA